TCAATGCTGACGATACCATCAGTTCAGGCGAAAAACAACCAGGACAGTTCAACATTAAGCGAGTAAGATAATGAGAACAGAAATTTTAGATTTCTTGCAAAGTCAAAACCTAGGAGTGTTCACAGTAACACGTGAAGACCCATGGAGTGAAAATGGCTTGCCTCTTTATCGTAAAAACTTAAAGAAAATCTATGTTAGCCAAGAACAAATCACAGTGGAAGCACTGTTGACTACACTTGATGGCCTAGACATACCATCAGAGGTAACTACTGTTACAGTTTACCTTGCGTGTGACGCAAAACAACCACCAAGTAATTTACGTGACGTAGTATTAGCAGTAAGAGCGGCTAAAAACATTACAACCATTGAAGCAGTAAATCGCCGTGAATGTGATGTTGTTAGCACTTACGAAAATGATACCATCGTCACTGAATTAGAATTTAGATTCACCAGACTAATTTAAGGAGACCAGAAATGGCATACATTAACCCAGCACCAGGGACAAGTAATCAAGTTACTCTAACCCTTGATGTTGCATCTAACGAAAGTGATGTAACACAAGGCGTGGGTGCCTTGAGTGTTCCTGCACTGCAAGACATTACCATTAACGCATCTAACGATGTGTTTACGTGGAGTCAACTTGACTCTACAGCCAAGAAGCAAGTTGCTACAACTTCAACAAACTCAGTTTCTATGAACCTTGTTGTTGATACAGCAAGTTTCTTTGGCACTGACACAGACGCACTTATCTCTGGCACTATTGCTGAACAAGGTCTATTTGGTTGCAGCCGCAACAAGACTTTGGTCAACTTTATTATCAGAGTTGAGAACTCTACAACTGACACACTTATCAAAGGCGTTGGCTACATCACTGGTCTAGCACCAACTGTAAGTGCTGATGCTCCAGTATGGGTATCACCAATTACTATCACAGTAACTGGCGAATACGTTGTAGCGGCTTCCTAATAACACCGGGAGCGTGAGCGAAAACAGGGGGCATTTCATGCTCCCTTTTTTCATTGCAGATAAATAAACAGAGATTAGCAGATGGACATGTTAGATAAAAAATCAGACCATGAGTTATTGCAGAGCCTACTTGCAGAGATGGCAAAAGCAAACAACGAAATCAAATGTGCCCAAAATGATTTAAACAAAGCACAAGGCAGAATGAAATTTTTGTTACTGCTAGCCAATATATTGATTGAAAGACACGAGGATTAACAGATGGATATTACCCAATTAGCAAAACGACCAGAACTGGTAAAACTAGAAATCACTGACTTAGACATTGTTCAGCAGTATGGTGAAGCCATTACTTTCTGGATGCTTGACCACATTGATGTTGGGACTTATTTTGACTTTTACAAGTTTCAACAAAATCAGGACAGCGATTTATTAATGAACGTTTTGCGTAAAATAATTTTACGTGAAGATGGCACACGTGCCATTGCAGAAGATTCAGTATTGCCAGTGAATTTAACTCTAGCCGTTTTAGTAAAGGTAAATGATTTTTTGGGAAAGTCAAATACCAAGACAGCAGAAGAAAAGACTGGCAACACGCAGAGTTAATCAGCATGGGTAACATGGCTAAGATGTATGGTCAATTACCAAGTTACGTCAAGGCCAATGCAACTACCTATGATATGATGGTAACCGATGCATTGTTGTCTTGGGAACAAGAACAATATGAGCGGGCACAAGGTAAAGTGCCAACACCAAATCTTAGCCAAGATGAAATGAAGGCTATGTTAGACAAAGTAAAAAAACCAAGGAGCGAGAATGGGCGACATTCTAAAAAGGTTTAAGGAAATAGAGCAAGCCAGTAATCCACAGACAATGGCTAAACTTGCCTATGACACGTGGGTAAAATTTACACCCAAAGACACAGGCAATGCCAGAAATAAAACCAAACTTAAAAACACAGAAATACATGCTGATTACCCTTATGCTGTTAGACTAGACCAAGGCTGGAGCAAGCAATTTCAAGGTCAGGGTATGACCAAACCTACTCTAGCAGAATTGCAAAAATATGTTAAGAATAATTTAAAGAAGAGAGGAGCATAAGCCATGGCTACAGTAGAAGATTTTGTATTACGAATGAAAGTTGAGGGTCAGGGCTCAGTCAAGCAAATCTCTGGTTCAATTCAAACACTTAAAGATGACCTTGCTGACCTAGGACAAGTAGGGGGACCACTAGGCAACACCATTAATGGTATCATTGGCAAACTAGGCCCATTGGGCATGGCTGCTAGTGTTGCAGGTGCGGCATTTGTTGGTCTAGGTGCTAAAGCATTGTCTTTGGCAGGTGAACTCAGTGACATCAGTGGTGCTACAGGCATTGCCGCTGGCACATTAATGAACTTCCGCCAAAGTGTTGTTGAAGCAGGTGGTAAGGCAGAGGACTTTGCACAAATTGCCGCAAAGTTAAATCAAAGTGTGCAAGAAGCCGCTAGTGGCAATGAAACATTCCAAAAGGCATTTCAACGCTTAGGTGTATTTGTCACTGATGGCAATGGTAAACTACGTAGCACAGAAAGCATTTTACAAGATGTTGTTGCAAAATTTCAAAGCGGACAACTGTCTAGCGAACAGTATGCCGCATCCATTGACATTCTTGGTAAAAACATCAACAAACTTGAGTTACAAAAACTTAGTGCAGCCGCTGATCCGTTTAAAGATGAACAAATAAGACAACTTGACAAATACAATGATGCCATTGATAAGTTAGGTGAAAAGTTTAATAACTTAGCCATAACTGTTGCAGGCACAGTTGCTACTTCAATAAATGGATTTTTTGATAAACTAAATTCAAACATTAAAAATGTTACTGATTCAATTGCAACATTAGAAGAAAGAGGTCTTACTCAACAAGGTATACCAGCACCAGTTAGAGGAGCAGGATTATTATTTGGATATGTTCCTGCTCGTAAAATGACTGATGAAGAAAAAGCAGCCTTTAAAGCCTCTAAGGATGCTGAGGAACAAAGAAAAAGACTTGAACAAGAACAAGCACGACTTATGTCTGGTTATAAGACTCGTGCTGGCACAAGAGCAGATAGTGGTCAAGGCACACCAGGTGGTGGCTTTGGTGCTACTCCTGAAGCAACTATTAAGGCACGTGAAGAAAGCCTTAAGAAAATAAAAGTCCTAGAAGTTGAACAAAGCCGTCAAACACAACTTGCTGCCAACAGTGAAAGACTAAGTGCTATATTGCAGTTTGCTAGTCAAGAGGAAGCAATTAAAGAAAAAACTGCTGCCGCTGTCAAAGATATTGAAATTAACATTCAAGCAGAAATTGCCAAAGCAAGACTTGAAATTTATGGACAAGAAAGATTAAGCGAACAAGAAAAGGCCAAAGAGTTTGCTGCCAAACGCAAAGAGATTGAACTCAAAGGTGCTGCCGATGTGGCTAAAGCACGTGGTCAAATGAGTGAACAACTTAGCCGTGAGTATGAGCGTATTCAAAGCATCATCACGCAAAGCAAGGCACGTGTTGAAGAAGAACAGCGTTTAAATGATTTACTTGACCAACGCAACAAGTTTATTAATGAAAATTCTGCGGCCACTGATGCAGAACGCCGTCGTGCTGAAGAATTGTTTAACCTAGAACAAGAAAGGCTTAAAGTTCTTCGTCAGATTGCATTGATTAAAGATTTGCCAGAAGGTGAGCGACTAGCCCGTGAACGTGAAATAAATGCTATCTATGACCAACGCCGTGAAAAAACAATTCAACAACAACAAGCAGATAAAAATTTAACAGAAAACTTCAGTGCTGGATTTGAAAAAGCCTACAGACAATACGCTGAAGATTCACGCAACGCTTTTGAACGTGGTGCTAGAATATTTAAAACATTCACACAGGGCATGGAAGATGCTATTGTTAATTTTACAAAAACAGGTAAGTTGAATTTTAATGACCTTGTTAACACATTGATTGAAGAAATTTTACGTGCAGAAATTCGTTTACTAGCCAGCAACATCATGGGTGCCATAGGTGGTGGCAGCAAAGGTGGTGGCAAAAGTTTCTTAGGCAGTTTGCTGGGCTTTGCCAACGGTGGTATTATTCCCACAAATGGCCCAGTAGTTGTAGGCGAGCGTGGCCCAGAATTACTAGTAGGTGCCAGTGGCAACAGAGTTATTCCAAATGGACAATTTGGTGGTGGCTCAGTGACCTACAACATACAGGCAGTAGATGCCGCAAGTTTCAAAGCACTGGTAGCACGTGACCCAGGCTTTATTCACGCAGTGGCACAACAAGGTGCCAAGAGCGTGCCAAGGAGATAAGAATGAGTTTTCAAACAGTCATTAACAACGCCAGTGAAATCAGCGTAGAACGTAAAGCAGTAGTTGCCAGCACAACAGCACGTGATGGCACTTATCGTGCAGTCAGCAGAGGAGGTCAAGTATGGTCATTTACTGTAAGATTGCCTGATGGCGCACGTTGGCAAGATTATCGTCAAACAATCAGCAAATTAGAAAAGTTAGACAGATTTACCAGTGATACTATATCTTTTAACAACACAGGTCATGCGTGGTTATTCGGTTATCAAGGTAATTCAGTGAACTATACAGGATTTGCTGCCACATGGACGCAGGGTGCAACATCAATTACACTAACATCAAGTCCCACAACCAGCAGTGGTTATAAATTTCGTGCAGGAGACATTCTACAGTTAGGCACTGGCAAAGTGTATACAGTGGCCGCTGATGTTGCGTATAATTCAAACACAGTAACACTGCACAGACCAATTATTGACAGCACTGGCAGTGGCACACTAAAAGTAGCCGATGATTGTGATTTTACAATCAAATGCACAAGTTTTCCAACATGGACAGTGTTTGCACGTGACCAAGTAAGTTGGAGTGGTCCTTTTGTATTTGTTGAGGCACTATAATGAGCATTGACCTATCAGCATACAAGTCAATTGGTTCTACTCTGGCAGTAAAACTGGCAATTACAAAATACAGAGTAAACAAAGATGATAGTTTTACCAGTAACACACTGAGATTTACTGACAGTTTGTATCCATTAACTATTGATGGCAACACTTATCTTGGACTTGGTAATTTTCTTTCTATAACTTCAACCAGCAACGAATTACGTAGTTCTACTGCACCTATAACAGTTACCATTTCTGGTATACCAACTAGCAGTATTAATGAAGTTGTCAACAGCAGAATCAAAGGTAGCAAGATTGACATTTACCGTGTGTTATACAATCCAGAAAATAATCAAGTGTTAAATATCACTGGCAATCCTGCTGGTAGATTTTTTGGTTACGTAACAAACTACACCATCAGCGAAGATTTTAACGCACAAACAAGAACAGCAACAAACACTGTTGAATTAATTTGTAGTTCAGTGCAAGAAGTATTAGAAAATAAAATTGCTGGTAGAAAATGCAGTCCTAACAGCATGAAAGCATTTTATCCCACAGATATTAGCATGGACCGTGTGCCTAATCTTGCTGGTGCAAACTTTGACTTTGGGAACAGACTATGAGTTTTATAGATAGCATTATCAGTGGTGCAAAAACAGTTGGTAGTTTTTTAACTGGCGACAGCATTGGCAGCAGTCTTGCTAGAACTGCACTTACAGCATTTGCACTTAATCGTGTAGTCAGTAGTCAGCAAAAAAAGAATGACACGCAGAACACACGCACATTTACTAAAACTGCACGTGTGCAGATAAATCCTGACCCAGAATACAGAATACCAGTGGTCTACGGACAAGCAACATTGACTGGAGCAGTTACAGATGCAAGACTAGCCAACAGTGGTGCAACTATGTATTACTGTGTGACTATCTGTGAACAAACAGGTAACTTAGATTTAGGTCAAGGTGCTGCCAGTGAAATAGAATTTTTAGATGTTTACTGGAACGACAACAAAATTATTTTCAAAGACGATGGCTACACAGCCAGTGGCTACATTGACCGCAGTGAAACTACAAACAGCGACATTGCTGATTTAATCAAAGTCTATTGCTTTAGTGGTAACAGCACCAGTCCAGTAAATCTTAGAGGCTTTACCACAGGCAATACACTAAATGCCTACGAAATTATGCCACAGTGGACAGCCAGTTATGCCATGAATGATTTAGTCTTTGCCATTGTTGAAATTAACTACAACACAGAAAAAAATGTCAAGGGCATTGAAAACATAAAATTTACAGTAAAAAACTCAATGACACAACCAGGTGATTGTCTATATGACTATATGACAAATCAACGCTACGGGGCTGGCATCACTAGCACGGAGATTTACGCACAATGAACAGTTTATTTGAACTAAATCAATACTCAACACGCACTGTTGTTGCTGTCACTGATGATAGACTGGCAACAGTTATTTTTGACAGACCAGACACAGTAGATGCCACTGACCAAATACTTGATATTGCATCACAGACTATAAATCTATCACCTGGTCTAGAAATTGAAGAAATTGTAAATTACGCAACAGCAGACGTGCGTTATGAAATTTACATCAAAGAAGCAGTAGAATGGGTCAGTGGTTCAAGCACTATTGCTTGGACTTCATTGCCAAATAATGTTACATTGACAACCAATGGCACTGACACATACACACTGTCAGGACTCAGGGATAAAACTGACTGGGACGCAGTTAAGAATTTTACATGGAACTTGCCAGCAAGTTATGAAAATGGCAAGTTGTGGTATTTGATTGTTAAAGTTATTTGGTATGACGAAGCCAATGATGAGGATACTTATCGTGCTTGGTTAGTTTTTGATCCTGACTTCTACACAGTTGCACAATTTAAATCATCATCATCATTGACAGTAACAGGCAGAAAATTGTTTAGACCTAGTTTGCAATTTACAACAACTGCAGGATTCTTCTGTGCTGAAGGTCTTGCTAAACAAGCACGTGCCCAACTTAACGCAGTGTTTGATTTAAATGTTGATGCTTCTGTAACTCAATTAGCAACATTAAATTCTTCAGCATCAATGACTACAGTGGGTTCTAAGATTGTTTCAAGTGCAGTTGCTGGATTAAATGCAAGTGCAAGTGTCAGTGTATCTGGAACAGTATTCCAAGTAATAACAAATATCACTGATAGAGTATATGTGGCAAATAACAAAAACAATGTGTTTAGTTCAAACGTTCCACAAATTACAGACCCAGTTGATACAACATACACTGTCAGCATAACAAGCCCATTTGGTGAGTTTGGCACATCCAGTGACTTAACAACAAGTTCATCAACTTTAACCTACACAGGTTCTAAATCAAGTGTTAATACTTGGCTGTCATCAGTTGTTTTTTACCCAAATAAAGACTACACTGGAAACACAACATACAGTGTCACAGTTACAAGAACTGGACTATCAGTAACACGCACAGCAAACTTGTCTTATGCAAGCACAGGCACAATTACTCCTGAATTGTTTGTATTCAATACAAGTGGCAGTGATTCACTGGGAGATTTTGCAACTTACACATGGTCACCAATTGTAGAATACAGAAAATACGCAGTTATGGATTATTTGATTGTTGGTGCAGGTGAAGATGGCGTAGGCTACGGCGTTGGTAACTTTGCCACAGGTCGTGGTGGACGTGGTGGACAAGTTATTTCAGGCACAGGCGTAACAATTTCAAATTCTAGTTATACAGTTAACGTGGGAGCAAGTGGTGAAGGCACTGGTTCAAAATCTAGTTCTTTCAATGGTCAAACAGCCACACTGACAAGTTATAGCAACGGTGCAACTGCAACAGTAAGTAGCACAGAAGCATATGGTGGTGGTGCTGGTGCTGGTGCTAATGGCAGTGATGGTAGCATAACTGGCACAGGTCCTTACACTGTCAATGGTGGTAATGGAGGCGCTGGTGTAAGTAGCAATATCACTGGAACAACTTACTTTTACGGACCAGGTGGTGGCGGTGGTTTTTCAGCAAGTAGCGGCGACACAGCCACTAGAGGAACTAATGCCACAGGATATCCAACACTTAGATATGGTGGTGGTGGACAAGGACAAAGTTTTAAATCACCAAGCACATATGGCGGTGGTGAACCAGGACGCAGTGGTGTAGTAATAATAAAGGTTAGATAATAATGACAACAAATATCAGAAACTTATTTTCAGTCAACGGTGTCATTGACACTAACAAAACAGTCATGGAAAACATGCAGGCATTGGCTGATGCCGCAGGTGCATTTGTAACATTTGACACAGTGGGTGGACTTTGGAGTGTAATTATTAACAGAGCCCGACAAGGTTCTTTGGTCAATAGCAGAACAGCCATAGCAATAAACAGCAACAGTGCTACAACTAGCACACTTGTCAAAAAGTTTGGCACTGCTAGTTTAAGTCTAACTGGTTCAAGCAATAGTTACATTGTCACTGACACCAGCACTGATTTTGCATTTGGCACGGGTGATTTTACAGTAGAGTGTTGGGTCAAACGCAATGATGCCAGTGGCACACAAAAAATATTTGATTTACGCACTGCCAGTGGCACTGTGCAATTACACGCAGAATACAACTATACTGATGGTTACATTTATGTTACCAGAGGCACTACCAGTTTAGTAGCAAGTTCCAGTATTGGCAACACTTCAAACTGGCAACATATTGCAGTGCAAAGAAGCGGTGGCAATACCAGAGTGTTTGTCAACGGTGTAAGTGGTGGTGCAATCACTGACAGTGGTAACTACGCATTAGGAAAAGTAACTGTGGGTGCTGATTATCAAGGCAACAATAGATTTAATGGATATGTTGATGAATTTCGTGTCAGTAACACAGCAAGATACAGCACCAGTGGATTTACACCAGCAACACAGGCATTTCAAGGCGACAGCAACACTGTGTTTTTAGTGCATTTTGACAGCACAATAGCAGACGATACATTAACTTTAACAGATGCAGTTGCAAAAACATTTAACAGTTCAAACATTGTGGGTCCAGTGACCATCAGTGGCAAGGGACTCAATGAGTTTTACAACAAAGTTGAATTTAAACACAACCACAAAGATTTAAAAGACGAGGCTGACATTGTAACACTCACAGTTGCAGACGCTGACCTTTATCCCAACGAAGTCAACAACACTCTTAATTTTCAAAGTGATTTAGTCAATAACCCTGTGCAGGCACAGTATTTGGCCAGCATTGAACTTAAACAAAACAGACTAGACAAAATTATTAGATTTAGCACAGATTGGTCAGCACTGGGACTCAAAGCAGGTGACATTATTTTAATGAACATTGATGACTACGGAGATGTTTTAGAAAATGCCTATTACAGAATCATCAGCATTGAAGAAGAGGACAGTGACGAACTTGGTATTGTGTTAAGTATCACAGCCATGGAGCACAGTGATGATGTTTATACTACCACAGGACTAGTCAGACAAGAACGCAGTGCTGACAACGGCATTACTTACTCCGATGCTAATTTTACAGTAGTAGAAGACCGTCAAGTTGCTGGAGTAGAAAACACAACCAAAGGCCTATTGTTGCCATTGGCTACATCAGCGGCTCTGCGTTTTGCCAATAGTTTGTTTAGTAAAAAGAACATTGAAGAAGGCATATTGCCCAAAGGTTTTCAAGTCAGTGCTATTAATGGCAGTTACAATACTACAACATTGGCTCCTAATACTTGGTACGATGAATTCTATACTGAAGAATTTACTCCGCAGTTCACAGGCAGTTATATTGGACAATTCTTGTTTGACCAAAATGATAGTGGTGCTAGAGGCGGTGTTAATGATACCATTGCGTTTTCAGTTGAAATTTTTGACAGCACAGGCAGTAGATTATTAGTTGAACGCAGTGGTGGTCCAGGAACTTGGTTTTGGAATGACTATTTCTTAGGTGCCAGAGTTGATTTAATTGCTGATGAAACTTATACAATAAAATTGTCATACATCAATGACACTGCACTAGGTGGAAATTTAAATGTAAACGCTAGTTGGAACATATTTGCTGCCAGCAATAACACCGCATAATTTTTCACTGTCCTTGCACTTGAATAAGTAAGTGCATGGACAACGATGAATTTCTAAAACGCCTAAGTGAAGTCAGTGAATGGCACAGACCCATGCTGGGTCCAAATGGTTGTTATAGTGTCAATA